CATCCTTAGCACATGTAAAGGTTAAAGATTCAGTTGCTATCTTAATATTAGTACCAGTCTTTAAGGTATGAGATCCAATTGTCATGGTCATAATACCTGTTGTGGCATTATAATCAGCATCAGTTAAGGCGTCACCTGCAAGCGAACCACAAAAAGTATTTTGTATACCTGTTGTAATATCGTTACCTGCATCATTCCCCACAGCAGTATTGTGAGAATCAGTAATTGTACTAAAGTTTTGTGTTGTTAATGTTCCTTTTCCAACCGCTGTATTTTTTCTTCCTTGGGTATCTGCTGTTAAGGCATCATATCCAACAGCTACATTTTTTTCTCCTGTTGTATAATTATCGCCTGCCATCGAACCAAGAATGGCATTTTTTACACCTGTTGTTATTAACGTTCCTGCGCCATAACCAACAACTGTATTATGAGTATCTGTAGCTGTGGTAAAGTTTTGATTTTCTAATGTTTTATACCCAACAGCAGTAGATTTACTACCTAAAGTATCTGAGCTTAAAGAGTTGACCCCAACTGCTACGTTTGTATCCGCATCTGTAAGAGCGTCACCTGCTAAACCACCCATTAAAACATTGAGTTGGCCTGTTGTTATTGATACACCTGCATTGTAACCCACACCCACATTATAGGAATTGGTAGTAGTAGAAAAGTTTTGGTTGTTTAAAGCAAACTGCCCAACAGCAACATTTCTACCGCCTTTAGTATCACTAGTTAATGCACTATAACCTACGGCTACATTTGAATCAGCATCTGTAAGAGCATCTCCTGCAAGCGCACCAATCAGAGTGTTTTGTACGCCTGTTGAAACTTGTGTACCTGCATTATAACCAACGGCTGTATTATAAGTATCTGTTGCTGTAGTAAAGTTTTGTGCGTCTAAAGTACCTCTACCAACGGCAGTTGATTTACTACCTAAAGTATCTGCTGATAAAGCATTGTAACCTATCGCTGTATTCTCACTTCCTGTAGTTAAAGCATCTGCTGTTTTTCCACCAACAAACGTATTTTCTGTGCCTGTTGTAACTAGCCCACCTGAATCATATCCTACAGCTACATTATAAGTATCACTGTCAGTAGCAGGGTTCATAGTAAGTAATGAACCAGAGCCAACAGCTACGTTTTTAGCCCCATTTACATTGTTCACAAGTGTTTGATTACCAATAGCCGTATTATGATTTCTATCAGTAGTGTTTTTACCTGCTTCAGTTCCAATAAAAGTATTGTCTGTACCTGTAGTTAAATCCTCACCTGCAAGATAACCAACAGCTACGTTTGATATACCAGTTGATACGGCAGTAAGAGATTTATATCCAACCGCTACATTTTCTCCAGATGCACCTGCATTAAGTGTTTTAAGAGCTTGATAACCAATAGCTACGTTATTTCCATCAGCATCTTCAGTCTTTAATGCTTCAAAACCTACAGCAACATTATTGTCACCTGTGGTCAAAGCAGTACCTGCTTCATCACCTATAAGTACATTGTAGTTACCGCCAGAAGCTATTGCATCACCTGCGTTCTTACCAAGGCGTAAGTTGGATGTACCTGCTGTAGCTGTAGATAAACCCTCAATTTGAAGATCAGAAAGAACATTTGCAGCTACTGCACCAGAACCTGCGCCGTTAAAAAAGACAACTGCTGTTGTTCCATTCTTTACCTCATAGTCGTTCGACGAGTTATAAGTTCCCTGGAACAATAAAATATCTCGGTCTCCTGACAAAGTGTTGCGAATATAAATAATTTTTTCTGCATCGTTTGGCGTTAGTTGCACGAAAGCCGTGCCCCCAAGGTCGCTGCTATCATCAAAAATGATTAACCGATTACGTCCATTCGAGGTCGCACCATCACTAACGGGCAAAGTGTTTGGAGAACCAGAAGACCCAGTCGAAGACAAGGTTACTGTAACCTGACCATCAAGTGACGTGTCTAAAAGTGTAAAGTTTGTATTTGTTGTATCGCCCCATGTGCCTGACTGTTCGCCAGTTGCTACAAGCTCGATACCATTGTTTAATGTATATGTACTAGGCATGTTTCTATCCTATGCTGCTATATCCGTCCAACTTGGTGTTTGGATCGGGTTGATTGTAGTATATAACGGATCTTGATCTGGGACAATGCTCCCCCATACGAGAACTTGTCCGACCTGTCCTGTTGCTGAAACTCCCGTTGGAGTCACTCTTGCTTGAGCATTTGTTGTAACTGTTCCAACAGAACCTGTTGCTGAAACTCCCGTTACGCTAACGTTAATTCCAAGTTCGACTGAAACGCTGCCAACAGAACCAGTTGCGGACAGTCCTGTAACGGGTATGTTATTGTTGCTGATAGTAGTTGCAGTGCCTACCGTTCCTGTTGCCTCAAGACCCGTGGCTGATACATCGGCTGCGGCGGCTACTGTAACGCTGCCTACCGATCCCGTCCCTGCAAGTCCTGTAGCAGGAACATCTGCTTTTCCGCTAATTGTTGCGGTTCCTACTGCTCCAGTCGCAGCAACACCTGTTGGAGACACATTAGCCTTTGCAACAACGGTAGTAGTACCAACGGAACCAGTTGCGGACAATCCCGTAACAACAATACGAGCATCAGCATCGGTAGTAGCGACACCTACTTGTCCCGTGGCTGATACGCCAGTAACGGGAACATTAGCTAGTGCTGTTACAGTTACGGAATCTACCGCACCAGTCGCTGCAACTCCCGTGACAGAAGTATTTGCTTCTGCAACTACAGTGACAGAGCCAACGGAGGCCGTGGCTGCTAATCCTGTAACGGGCGTGTTTGCGTCTGCGTTTACAGAGACAGATCCAACTGAACCCGCAGCTTGTGGTAAACCACTTTGTGACCACGGACCCTCGCCCCAACCGAGACGGGACCAGCCGCCAATTGGAACGATGATGTCTGCCATTAGGCTATCCTGATAATCGCGTTACTTGCATCCGCTGTTGGAAATACAACTGTAAAATCACCTGCGGTAGATGTTTTATCACCACCAAAATCTAACACAATAACCGATGGATCACCTGATGCACTGTCGTTGAAAATTAATGCTCCTCGAGCCGTAATAGTTGCTGTACTAAAGGTAAGATCAGAAAAGTCGGTAAGTGCTGTTGTCCCACTTGTTGACGGATCTACACGAGTAAGGGCTGCACCTTTGGCTGTGTACCCAGTACCAGACACTTCGTTCGAGGAAGTGTATGCTGTTGTTGCCGCCGTAAACGATGCACTGTTTGTATATAGCGCAAGATTAAAAGTGCTGCCTCCGCTATTTAAAAAGTTGTGCTTGGCTTCAAGAAGCTCCTTCTTAAAACTCGTGCACATGAAGTTACCTGAAAAGGCCATATCACATTCTCCTTATAAGTTCCGCAAGGTCGGGATGACCTGCGTCTTTGATTGCATTATATACAGTAGTTCTATCACTTTTAACAGCTTCGCGTAAGTAAAACCCTACCAACTGTATGATACGTTTCCGAAAAGCATGAACCTGTTCTTGTATTGCAGGATGTGTACTGTCCGAAACCGAAATAATTTTATCTGCACACCGTTCCGCTATTTCTTCTGGCGTAAAGCCACGGTTCTGAGTGGTGTGAACCTCTACCTTGAAGTCTTCTGGTAAATCTATATTTAATCCTGGTATCATGTTCGTGGTTTCCTAATTTGACCGTAACGATATTCATCTACAACTTCTTGAGCCTCACCAAGGTTTTTCAGTCTTGTGATTCCCTCTGCATATCGTTGGTTATACGTCTGCATTAAAGTAGGGTCACCTTTCATATAAGTATACGCTTCAATCAACGATGCATACAACAAAGTAATCTCAGCGTTTTCTGACAACCAAGTTGTTCCACTACCCGCACCTGCGGTTAAGGATGCAGGTCGATATAAATATTGAAGTTCTACCACATAAGCAGCATCGGGAGTTGGTCCGACAATAAAATTGCCTACATCAAATTGTGCATAATACTTAGGCTGTCCTGTGGTAGTTGCGTCAGGTGTATATGTTTGCACAAAGTCTAAATCTTTAAACAACAAAAACTCTTTAGCCCCACTTACCTCAATGCTCAAAGAAAAAGGTGCAAGAAAATCAAGAGGAGCAGCTAAGAATTTGTTACTTGCAGTCATAGCACCACCTGCATTTTTTTGAAACAGGTTAAGTTGTATACTTTTAAGAATACGTTCTTCGGCTAGACGAATAAACAAAGGTAGATTATTTACAAAGGTTGTTTCATCATTCTCTGTATAGTCTTGTATCGCGGTCTTTAACTCGTCATATGTCATGGTCATGGTGTGTTCGCTTGGCCTCCCATACCTGAATGGTTGGTGCAATAGTAATACAATGTCGGAGCACCACTGGCTACTGTAATTTGTGTATATGCTCCTGCGCTACCTGGTGTGCCGCTAGTAGTAACGCCCGTGGTGTATTGAGAACCTCCACCCCACGTTCCGTTTGCAGTTGTGCTAAAACGTAAAGGGTGACCACTATTGCTCGAGTCGCTCTGGTCGAGGCGGAAAGTGTCTCCTTCATTTAGGGTAAGCGTAGGGGAAACAGAACCTCCAATGTAATATTTATTACCAGTTCCATAGCTGTTTGTTCCAGATGCAACTGTAACTGTATATGTAGTATATCCTGTGGTTGTTACGGTTACAGAACCTATAGTGCCCGTGCCTGAAACTCCCGTTACAGGAAAGCTAACAGCGTTTACAGAGGCCGTACCAACACCGCCCGTTGCACTTACACCTGTTGGAGTAGCATTAGCCCCAGACGCAGTGCCTATAACAGAAACTTCACCTACAACACCAATAGCTCTAACGCGCTCAAGGGTAGGAGCTTCAACCGTAGGAACACCAACATATACTTGTAATGCTTCCGCTTTATCAGGTCGTGGATTTTGTAATGCTTGAGGATCTGGTCCTACTCGAATAGGTTCCAACTGTGGATGCTTTGGCTCAAACTCATCAGGACCCACTAATGCACCCGTCCATTCACGCTTCATGTCACGCAAACGAAACCTGAACCCTGATCTATCAGAGATACCAAATGCATTTTTTCCTGATGCGTATGCCATTAAACCCTCAAGTATCGAATGCTAGGTTGAAGTTTTAATGGTGTACGGCCTTCATCTTCATCGGCTGCGCGTTGAAACTCTTCTTCATATACAGCTTTTAAATACTGTAATCGTTCTGGAGCACGTTTCATGCCAATGTAATAGGCTAACCCCGCCACCATACAAGGATAAAAACGAAAAGGCATATCAGTAGTATTAACCAGAGTGTCAGCATCTTCGATCCGTTGCACATAATAGTAAACAATTTGATCTGTAGAGTTTTCTGGAACAGCCCACAAGTTAATTACAGGAGCTATCTGTCTATCAAAATAGTATTGAGAGGGCCGCCCTTGAGTGGTTTTGTTAGGCAGT